TTATCACATCAGTTTCTGATTAAGAAGATTTACAGCATTCTTTTTTGTATCAGGGAAAACATGAAGATATATTTTAGCTGTGGTATTTATATCAGCATGTCCGAGCAATTCTTGAACGGTTTTTATATCAGCACTACATAAAAACAATAAGCAAGCAAATGCGGATCTTAATGCATGCCATTTTTTATATGTGACATCTATTTCTTTCAAGAACTTAACCCATTTTTTTCTTAGATTAGATTGATCAATTATATTGCAACTTTCATTAACAAAAATTAGGCTATTGTCGTCAAATTCTTTTCTATTGCGTTTATATGTTTCTACAACAACTGTATCAATATAATTTGTTATTGTATCAAATAAATGTGAGGCAATGTCTACATCTCTGATACTAGATGGCGTTTTAGGTGTTATTAATTTATATTCGTATCCAACAATCTCTTTACCTTTAAATTTTTTTATTTTGCATAATTCCTTTTTTACTTTTACTACATAATTTGAAAAATATTTATATTGTAAGCCTGTTGCTTCTCCAAGTCTAAGACCAGAACCGATTGAAAATAGAATTAAATATGGAAGATAGTCTGTAGTCTTACTAGCAATTCTTTTATTGCATTCAGCTATTATTTTTTCAATGTCAGTATTATCAAAATAGTCATTTTCATCGTCTACTTCATCAAAATCTTCATTTTCTGATTTAGGAATTGTGACAAATTGACATGGATTTCTTAAAACATAACCTTCTTGAATTGCATAATTAAAAGCCCCTTTTAGAACTTTGTTTAAGTTTGTTATTTGACTTTCCGTTTTTCCTTCTGCAGACAATTCATTGTAGTACTCTTTTATATTGGCTGTTTTGCATGAGAATACTCTTAAATAGCTTATTTTTTTATCTACAATATAATTTCTATAGATACCTTCATACCTTGAAAAAGAACCTGGTTTGAAATTAATATCATTTGCCTTTATATCATATAGCCATGTCGATACTAACATATCAATAGTCATCTCTTTATAATCAAGACTCATTCCATTGTTAATATTATTCATATATTCATCTGCTTTTTGATTAGCTTCATTTACGCCACTACCATAAAATGCTTTTCTAATTGCTGTGCCATCTGATTTATGTCCAACTGTTTTTGTTGTTCGGAAATATTTTTTTCCATTTACTTCAAAATTAGTTTTCTTAGCCATAATTCCTCCTATAAAATAAGATAAGTCTGTTACAACTTATCTTTAGTTCTTCATTTCAAATTTTCCAATGTATTTACCAATTATTTTTATTGGAGTATCTTTTGTATAAATTTGTGTTTTAAAACTTGGATCATTACTCATAGGCTCTAAAACAACAAAATCTCCTTGTTTGCTGAATTTCTTTAATGTAGCATCATACCCATTTACTAATACAACAGCAATTTCTCCATCATCAACCCAATCAGTTTTACGAATAAGAGCATACGCACCATTTTTTACAACCTTATTCATACTTTCGCCATTCACACGTAAGAAATAACATTCCTCTGGATTGACTATATTCATAAGGTTAGGGTCAATAGGTAATCTTCCTTCAATGCATTCCTCTGCCCAGTTTGGTTGTCCTGCACTTATCTGACCATAGACAGGACACATATAAACTTGAGATTTTTTTAAATATTTTTTTTCAATACGCATAAGGTCTTTCAAGGATTTTGCATTATTAAGTAGTTCTTCTGCCTCCTTTTTTAAACTTTGAGCTAACGCTAATTGTTCTTGATTTTTAACCGATAAGTCATTAATCATGCTTTGTAAAAACTTTAAAAGGGGATATGCTGTTTCTAGTGGTAAAGTTGCAATAAAATTATCTATTGATTGGTGATATTCATTAGATGAAAAATCCATATTCATAATGTCTTGGAGTTTAGAAATTTGTTGAGAGGATAACCCTATAGATAATAGATAATCTATATTATTCAAGATGTACTCAGTTCTTTGCTTTATTTGTGTACTATCAAAGTCTACCGAAACATCTATATATCCGCAGACTTCCATTAATTGAGCATAAGATATTACTCCATTAGAATTATTAGCTATTTTTTCCAAAATTTTTGGAGAAGGTGGATTATTTATTTTTTTATTCATATAACGAGATAAATATGCCCTATTAACTCCTGTTGCGTCAGCAAAATCTCTTTGATTGTTATAAGTTTTATAAATTTTTGTTAAGATTTCAGCAAAATCATCTTTATTAAACATACTAAAGCCTCCTGAATATAGTATATATCAATACTTTAAAAAAATCAACAAAAAATGTTAAAAAAATAACCAAAAAGTATTGACTTTCAATGAAGGATCTTATATAATGAGCTTGGTTAAAAAAGTAACCAAGGGGGAGGAGTGAGAATATGAGAGTAAATGTGGATAGTGTAAACCAATTAATTAACACAAAATTTAGAGGAAATCAAACTTTTTTTGCAGAAACAATCCAGATAGATAGATGTTATTTGAATCAAATACTAAATAAAAAAGTTAATGCTGCTAGCTCAAAAGTTTGCAATGCTATAATAAATTTTTGTGAAAATAATAATTTGAATTACAAAGATTTTATTTTTTTAGAATAATGGTTAAAAAAATAACCAAAGGAGCTTGTCATGAAAGAATTAATTAAAATTGAAGTAAATGAAAATCAAGAGCCAATAGTAAATGGCAGAGAATTATACGAAGTATTAGGAGTGAGTACAAGATACAATGATTGGTTTAATAGAATGAAAGATTATGGATTTGTAGAAAATCAAGATTATTGTACTATTACTCAAAAAAGAGTAACAGCTCAAGGAAATGAAACAACATATAGTGACCATGCAATTAAGTTAGATATGGCAAAAGAAATTGCAATGATACAAAGAAATGAAAATGGCAAAAAAGTAAGGCAATATTTTATACAAGTAGAAAAAGACTTTAATAGTCCAGAGAAAATAATGGCAAAAGCATTAAAAATAGCAGAGAGCAGACTAAACGTGCTACAACTAGAAAATACGCAGCAGAAACAATTAATAGGAGAATTAAAACCAAAAGCGGATTATTTGGACCAAATATTACAAAGCAAAGCATTAGTAACTATAACAGCGATTGCAAAAGATTATGGAATGTCTGCAAAAGCATTAAATCAAAAATTACATGAACTAAAGGTACAATTTAAACAGGGACATCAATGGTTTTTATATAGTAATTATCATAATTGTGGATATACGCATAGTGAGACGGTTGAATACACTCATCAGGATGGCAGGAAAGACGTAACAATGAATACAAAATGGACTCAAAAAGGTAGATTATTTCTTTATGAGTTGTTAAAGAAAAATGGGATTGTTCCTATGATAGAACAGTAAAGGGCGTGAGAAAATGGAAGAATGGATAAGCCTAAGACAGTATATGAAACGTTTTAAGCTAGGATACGAGGTTGTTCTTCAAATGATAAATAATGGAGAAGTTGAATATCGAAAGACTCCAGGAGGACAATATAAAATCAAGGTTGGCGGAAATACAGTTTCAAAAGAATTATATGAAGAAGAACGAAAAAAGCGAATTGAAGCAGAAACAACATTGAATTTAATAACAAGAATGTTAGTAGAAAGGAGATGATAAATATGTATAGCTTATTTGAAATAGCATTTTTTATATTATATTTTGCAACAAAAATAACAAAGTTTATAGCAATATTGTTATTAGTTCAAATAGCAGTATATAGATTGAGTGGATTCAGCATATATAAATTTACAATGAAAAAAGCAAGTAAATTATTAAACTAAAACGAAGGAGGAAGAGTATGGACAAGCTAGACAAATGTTACGTGTGGCATGTGGTAACAATGGCAAAGCTAAAATTAAGATTAAAAGAATTAAAGAAAGGAGTGAAATAGTATGGCAGAAAAGAATATAGATGAGGCTCAAACAATACGAGAGCTAACAAGAGTAATTGATAGAAAAGAAATAGAAATTCAAGATGTAAAAACAAGCCTTGCAGGAGTATTGCAAGAAATAAGAAATCTAAATGAAAGCAATTTAGATAGAGAAGTTATAAAGAAGAGAATATCTGAAATGGCTACAAATACAATATATGAGCTATTGATAGACGAAAAAAATGAGTCAGTTTGCGACTACCAATCAAAAAACTAACTCAATTGAATTACATAAATATGAACTCTTGTACTAATTATAGCACAAGATAGAAAGGAAAGTCAAATGGGAAAAGCGGTAGGAATTACAAGAAGGCTAGATGAATTAGGAAGAATTGTTATTCCAATGGAAATACGAAAAAATTTAAACATAGAGATTAGAGAACCTCTTGAGATATTACAAGTAGGGGACAAAATTGAAATTTCTAAAAGAAAGGACATCAGAGTTTGTTACAACTGTGGAAAAACACTAGAAGAAACTTATAAATATTGTCCACATTGTGGAAAGGAACAGATATGATACGAATAGTAAATGGCTATATTATAGAAACGACGGATTCAGAAGATAGACAAGCAAGATACGAACATGAGCTTGAAGAAGCAGACAGAGATTACGAAGATAGAGTTTTTGATGAAATGGAGGATATGAAATGGAACAAGGTTTAAGTTTATATGAAATAACAGGAGCATTTCCAAAGCTAATGGCTCAAGAAGAAATGAGTGAAGAAGATAAAAATAAGGTTGAAGAGGAACTTACAACACTATTGCAAAAGAAAAGTAATTCAGTAATTGCATATTCTAAAAATATAGAGCTAGCAATTAAAGCGATGAAAGAAGAAGAAACAAGAATAGCAACCAATAGGAAAACTTTAGAAAATAGGCTAGAGCAATTTAAAAAATATGTAAAAGAATGTATGGAAGGCAATGGAATTAACAAAATCGAAACAGATTTAGGAACATTAAGTATAGCAAGAAGCCCTATAAGTATAGAGATTGTAAATGAAGAAGAAATTCCAGATGAATATAAAGAAGTTATCTTTACAACAAAAGTTGATAAAAAGAAAATAGCAGAAGCATTTAAGTCAACCGGAGAACTTATTGAAGGTGTTGAGATACATACAGACAATACAAATTTAAGAATAAAGTAGAGGTTTGAATAATGAATATATATCAAAGTATAACAAAAATTATGGAAGAGGTTCCAAGCATAGGAAAAACTCAAAGAAATAAAACTCAAGGCTTTATGTATAGAGGAATAGATGATGTTATAAATGCATTACAACCACTATTAGCCAAGAATAAAGTTTTTATAGTGCCAGAGATATTAGAGCAAATGAGAGAAGAAAGAACAACTTCTAAAGGTGGAAATTTAATCTACTCAATATGCAAAATAAAATATAAATTCTATGCAGAAGATGGAAGTAGTGTTGAGGCAATCACGATTGGAGAAGGAATGGATAGTGGAGATAAAGCAACAAACAAGGCGATGGCAATAGCAATGAAATATGCACTATTTCAAGTATTCTGTATTCCAACAGACGAAATGAAGGATCCAGACAGTGAAACGCCAGAACAATCAACAAAGAAAAGCAATACTACAGATAATCAAATTAGCGAAGCAGATGCAAAAAAAGTAGAAGCAATGATGAAGGAAATGGGCTGGAATGTTGAAGAGTTGCTACAAAAGAATTATAAAATCTCAAAAACAACAGATTTAACAGCAAGTCAATACGTAAAAATATTAGAAGCAATAAAAAAAGCAAAGGAGGCAAAACAACATGAATAAGGTAATTTTATTAGGGAGACTAACTAAAGATCCAGAAACAAGATATACACAAAGTACAAACACACAAGTAACAAGTTTCACACTTGCAGTAAATAGAAGATTTGTTAAGCAAGAAGAAGAAAGACAAGCTGATTTTATAAATATTGTTTCTTGGAATAAAACTGCAGAGTTTGTAAGTAAGTATTTTAGCAAAGGTCAGCAAGTAGGTGTAATTGGAAGAATCCAAACTAGAAACTATGATGATGAGCAAGGTGTTAAACACTATATTACAGAAGTAATTGCAGAAGAAGTTTACTTTGCAGGAGAAAAGAAAGAGAAAGCACAAAATGACCCAACAGATGATTTTGAGATTACTAATTCAGATGATTTACCTTTTTAGTTAGGAGGCTATCATGGTAGGAACAGCAGAAGCATTAGTAAAATGGTTGTTTAATCAAAGCAGAGAAAAGATATTTGAAGTCAAAGAGCATAAGGCAAAAAGGACTTTAACTCAAAATGCATACATGTGGAGTTTAATTAACGAAATTGCAAACAAAATGCGATTGTCAAAAGAAGATACATATTTAAAGATGATTAAAGATTATTCGCAGTCAATGTTAGTAACAATAAGAGCTGATATAGATGTATCAAAGTTCTTTAAGTATTACGAATTTGAACGAGAAGCTCAAATAAGCGGAGTAGATTTTAAAATATATAAAGTATATGAGGGCAGTTCTCAAATGGACAAAAACGAATTTAGAGTGCTTTTAGATGGTGTAATACAAGAAGCACAACAGTTAGGAATATGCACACTAACACCTGATGAAATTGCTAAATTGAGGTGGGTTGAAAATGAAAAATAATTCAATAATGCCACAAGATATAAGATGGAGCAATAGGTACTTTATAGGAAGCCATAAACATCATATATATGGAGCTTCAAATAGAAAATTTAGTGAACAAGATGGATTGTTTATATACTTAACACCTGAAATGCATAATATGAGCAATGAAGGAATCCACTTTAACAAAGAATTTATGGAATACTCAAAGAGAGTAGCAGAAGAAACATGGTGTAAACATTACAACAAAACAAAAGAAGATTTTATAAGAAGATATGGAAGAAATTATTTATAAAAGAAAGGAGGGCATAGAAATACATACTTATAAAATTCTTATAAGGTTTCTATGTCCTCTGTAATTTAACGAAAGGAGAAAACATAGGGAGATGAGAAGATATGGCTAAAGAAACTTATTATTTCTCACATGATAGTAATGCAATAACTGATACTAAAATTCTTAACATGAGAGCTGATTATGGACTAGAAGGGTATGGATTATTTTGGGCAATTATAGAGATGATGAGAAACGAAGAAAGCTATAAATTACAGACTGATAAAAAGATATATAGGGCAATAAAGACGCTAACCAATACTAATATAGATGTAGAAAAATACGTACAAGACTGCATTAATGAATATGAGCTCTTTAAAGAAGAAAATGGATACTTTTTCAGTAACTCATTGTTAAAAAGAATGTTAGAAAAAGACCGAAAGTCTGCTGTTGCAAGAGAAAAAGCAGAGAAAAGATGGAATAATAATACTATAGCAATGCAACAGCAATGCAGTAGTAGTGCAAATAAAGTAAAAGAAAGTAAAGAAAATGAAAATAAAATAAATAAAAAAGAACAAGAAGAAAAAATACACTTTGCAGATTTTGTAACCATGACCAATGCTGAACATGAAAAGCTAGTAAGCACTTATGGAACAGAGTTTACAGACCAATGTATAAAAATTCTTGATAACTACAAAGGCTCAAAAGGTAAAGAGTATAAAAGTGATTACAGAGCCATTTTAAGTTGGGTTGTAGATGAGGCTAAGAAAAGAAAGCAAGAGAATAAATACGCCCAAAACAAAATAGCATATAACGACTATAGTCAAAGAAGTTATGAGAATTTGGACAGCTTATATGCAAATATGAAGGAGGAAAAATAAATGAAATTTAAGGTTGGAGATAAAGTAAGAGTAATTAAGTGTTCTATTGATGGAGAAAGATGTAAAAATTTCAATAAAATTTCTACAATCACAAAAATAGGAGAACATTTATGTTACCCATACATATTAAAAGATATAAGAGAAACTTTTAGAGAAGATGAATTGGAGTTAGTAGAAGTACAATTCACAAAATCAGACTTAAAAGATGGAGATATAGTTACATACAGAAATGGACTAAAGAAAATTGTATCTGGAGATAAATTGTATGGAAACGATCTCTTTACATCATTAAGATATTACCCAGAGGATTTGAAAGATGTAGATGGAGAGGAAAAGAACGACATAGTCAAAGTCGAAAGACCAGTCAAATACGAAACAGTATTTGAGAGAGAAGAAGTACTTGATGAAACAGAAAAGAAATATTTAGCAGAGGTAATTAGACCATTCAGAAAAAGAATACAATTTATACAAAAGAAAAAAGAAATAACGGAGATAAATCCCTATATAAGAATAGTTTGTGAGGACAATGATAAACTAGTTTTTCCATACATAACAGATAACAGCATGTATAAAGGAATGGAAGTAAACAAGAAATACACCTTAAAAGAATTAGGTTTGTAAGGAAGGAGTGAACACAAATGAGTACAATAACAGCAAAGACAAGACAAATGTCATTTGATGATATACAAGATAAAACAAAAATAAGATACATACAAATTTTGAATAGATTGGACAAGCCTAAGACGGCCAAAGAGCTAGCTGTGGAGTTATTTGATTTAGGTTTTATTCCTAGCACGGAAAGAAATTACACCGCACCACGCTTGTCAGAGTTAGAAGATATGGGAATGGTTAAAGCGATAGATAAAAAGAAATGTGAGTATACAGGTAAAACGGTAGCAGTTTACGAAAGAACGCTAAAGGGATTTGAAGCCTTGAACATGAATCATATTTCAAGAATTTATTAGGAGGTTGTTATGGGAAAAATAAATGTTGATTTATATGGTGGAAAAAGTATTTTTGGAGGAAGAGAAACAGCGTTAAATGCAGATATAACATATTGCGAAAAATATAAAGAATGTAGTTTCTATAAAAAAGGAAAATGTTTTTGCGCAGGAAGAATAGGGGAAAATTGTAAATATGGAAGAAAAGAAAATATTACAGGATATACAAGTAGAGCAATTAAATATAATGAGTTTAAAAGGAAATACAAGGAAGATGAATGCTATGCAAAACTTAATGAACCTAACAACAAAATAGGAAAAATAGGGAATACGTTTGTTATAAATATGAGATATTTGCACGAAATGGAAGGCGGAGGATACAAAATAGAAACAAATACGTTTTCACATCCGATAATATATATTCCAGAGAAAGACTTTACAAATAAATTAATACATATGATTTGTGATGGAAAACCCAAAACAGTTTTTGGAAATGAAATAATAAAATCTTACATAGAAGAGGATGTTCCAAGATTTTTGTATGAGTTAAAAACTGAATTTAATGAGATCTATAAAAGTTTTACTAATGAATATACAGAATACAAAAACAAAGAGATAAACTTTGTTGGAAGAACAGCATATATATATTCTCTAAGAGATGGATTAGAGCTAAAAGATAAGGCAATATTTGTGAAACAAGGGGAATATTTAAAAAGTATAACAAATTATAGTTCGTTTTTTTTACCATTTAACGCCAAAGAAGCAGAATTGATATTAAAAATTAATCCCCAAATGACAATTAAAATAACTGACAATTCACAAGTGGATGAAAACACTATATTTGAGGATTAGCCTATGAATTATAATTATCCACAATTAGAACGGTATCTGTGCAAAAGCACTGAAATATGGACTATGTAGAGGCTGTCAACAACTCGAGAGTCCGTATTTTAGAGGTGTTAAGAAATGCCAATATGTCATAGATATTGAATCAAAACAAATTAAGTTGGACTTAGAAGAAAATGGAGGCAAAAGATGAAAATATTAGCGATAGACCCCGGAAATATAGAAAGTGCATATTGTATTGCAGATAGCAAAACATACCAGATAATTGAAAAAGGAAAAATCGAAAATGAAAAATTAAGTCTAGTAATACAACATGCAGAATATGACAAGCTAGTAATAGAAATGGTAGCTTGCTATGGAATGCCAGTTGGTAAAGAAGTATTTGATACTTGTGTGTGGATAGGTAGATTTATACAAGAAGCAGATGAACTAGGAGCAGTATATGATTATATATACCGCAAAGAAGAAAAGATGAATTTATGTAATTCAATGAAAGCAAAAGACTGTAACATTAGACAAGCACTAATAGATAGATTTGGTGTGGTAGGGACAAAGAAGAATCCAGGGTGGTTTTATGGATTTAAAGCAGACATATGGAGTGCATATGCAGTAGCAGTTACATATTTAGATAAAGAGAAAGGAAAATTAAAAAATGAATAAAAAGGATATTATAGATACAGTAGTTATCTTACTAATACTTATTAATTTAGTAATATTAGCTGAAATTAAAGGATATAAGTTAGATAAAAAACAAGTAGAAATAAATGAACTACAAAACAAAGTAGAGCAACAGACAGAGCTTATAGATGCTCTACAGCAGTAATGGGAGGTTCATATGGAAAATAAAATTGAAGTTGGGGAATATGTGAGAACTGAGGAAGGTTACATCGGAATTTTAATTGAACACATTCCAAATGCATTAAATTATTTAAAAATTGATGTTGGCAAAGAAATACGAAGAGATAATGGGATGTCTGATAATTATATATACACTAGATATGGATTTCAATTGAAGCACAGCAAACAACTAATAGACCTAATAGAAGTTGGAGACATTATTAAATATAGAATAGACAACATTTCGACAACATTAGAAACAAAAGGTTATATTAAAGGAATTGTAGACATAGCAGATGAGGAGATGTTACAAAGAATAAAAAGTGACAAAAATTACAACATACTAGAAATACTAACACATGAACAGTTTGAGGCTAATTGCTATAAAGTAGGAGGAAAACAATAATGTACATAGATATATATAACACAAATAAAAAATACAATATAATTTACGCAGATCCTCCGTGGAATTATGGAGATGTACACAAATGGCACAAAATGGGACGGAGGAGTAAAAGGACATTATAAAACTATGAGATTAGAAGAAATAGAAGAAATGAAAAATGTTATCCAAAATATTGCTGCAGAAGACTGTATTTTATTTATATGGGCTACTTTTCCAAATTTAAGAGAATGTTTGAAGATTATTGAAGGCTGGGGATTTGAATATAAAACGTTAGGATTCAGCTGGATAAAAACAAATAAAATAAATAAGAAACCTTGCTTTGGAATAGGTTTTTATACAAAGAGTAATTGTGAAGTGTGTTTAATTGGAATTAAAGGAAAACCAGGAAAAATAATACAGAGTAACAAGGTTAGCAGTTGCATAATATCAGAGAGAAGGGAACATAGCAGAAAGCCAGACGAAGCAAGAGAAAGAATAACTCAACTAGTTGGACAGGTTCCCAAAATAGAGTTATTTGCAAGACAAACAGTAGATGGTTGGGATTGTTGGGGAAATGAAGCAGGAGGAGAAGATGAATAGAGAAATAAAGTTTAGAGGAAAAATGATACCAGAAAATGAATGGATTTTTGGAACAATATTAAGAATACCAGCTCCACCTGTATGTTTTGGAAAAAGTGAAACAGATAAATATTATATACAATTTCCAGACCCAAGATATATGCCAGACTGGAATATGCCATACAGAATGGTACAAGGAGAAGTAAAACCAGATACAATAGGACAATACACAGGATTACACGATAAAAAACGGAAAAGAAATATATGAGGGAGATATAGTTTTATATCAAGACTGGGAAATGGCTTATGAAGGTGGAGGCAACGATAGTTTTATAAACAAGGGAATAGTTGAATATTGTGAAGATAATTGTTGTTTTAATGTAACAGAAAGGCAAACAGTAGATTTAGCAGATGTATTATATAAAGATAATGAAGATTTAGAAGTAATTGGAAATATATACGATAATCCAGAGTTATTAGGAGAAAAATAGTTATTTCAAAACAATAAAACAGAACACCTACAAAGTAGGTGCTCAGTGGAGATGACGGGATTCGAACCCGCATGGATAATATCCGCCAGCTTGGTAAGCTGGTATGTCTACCAATTTCATCACATCTCCAAAAATATAATAACATATATGTAATAGACAGTCAAGAAAAGAGGAGAAAGATGTATAAATTAAAAGAAGGTAAAAAATTAAGAGAGGAGTGATACATAGTGAAAGAAAAGACAAAAAGTAAAAAAATATATTTTAAATGTCCAAAATGCAAAAAAATAATCGAAAGGTCGAAGGATAACCCTTTTATAGAATGGAAATTTTTACATTTATTTTGTGAGAGTTATTGCGAAAAACATGGAGAAAAGGTATTGATGAGGAGGTGTTTTTAGTGAACGAAAATAGTATAGAAGAAGATATAGAAATATTAGAAAATTTTATAAATTGGTTAAAAAATGATTTTGAACATGATTCAGTCAATGAAATAGAAGCAATAGAGCATATTTTATCGAATTATAGAAAAGTATTAGAAGAGAATGAAGAATTGAAACAAAAGTGGGATAAAGACACACATAAACTACAAAATGCATTAGACATAGCAAATGCTGATTTATATAGTGCTAATCAAATAATAAACGAATACATAGATGATACTATTCCAATTCAAAAAGTAAAAGACGAAAAAGAAAAACTTGATAAAAAATACAATGAATTAGTAGATAAGGTATACAAGGACCCATTAAAAGCATTAACGGACTTTCAAAGAGTAGTTGGTGGTCAAGCCATTTTGAATGCTCTATTAAAAGAAGGTGAGACTTAATTATGCCAGAAATGTTATTAAAGTTAAAAAGAATATTAAATGCGATTCCAGACGAAGAATTGAAAGATATGGAATTATGGATAAATGCAGAAGTGAAAATTAAAGTTATTGTAGTTGAGGAGAATGCTATATCATTGATTACAGAAGGTAAGGATTTAAGAATAAACAATATGATATGGTAACAAAGAAAATTGGAGGAAAACATATGAAAATACCTAAAACAGTAATAAAGAATAAACAAGAATATGAGTTTGTAAAAAGAAACAATGAAACAACGTTCCTATACAAAAATAAGAAATATGGATTCAAAGAAACATTCAGTCTGTATCAATTAGGGGTACTAAAACAACAGATTGAACCGCCGAAGCTAACAGTGCATCCAGAGAATGTTAAAATATAAATTGTAGGAGGTACAAATGAATGTCATATATAAAAGAAGAATTAGAAAGTATGTTAATAGAACATCCAAAAAATGAGGCTAAATTAACAGAAATAGATTTAAAATTAGATGATTACAATACAAGACTAGATTATGCTGGAACTGTTTATCAAGATACTGCAGAGGAAGTAATTGAGAATATGCAATTATCTAGCAATAGCTATGATGAATTACATAGTAATACTAATAAAATATCTGATAAAACAGCAAATACAGCTATGAATTACCACAAAGAGGAATATCATATAAACAAAGAAGATAGAGCGTTTTTGAAATTGAAAATAGATGAATTTGAAAAGATAAGAAGTGATCTAAATAAGAGAATAGTACGTGTTGAGAATATGTTAAAGCAATTATCAGAAGATGAAGAGTTTGTTGTAAGAAAGTATTATATGAAGAAATCAAAATGGAACTATGTAGAAAAAGCATATTTTGACAATTTTGAAACCCATAAATCAATAAAACAGCTCCAAGTGTACAGAGACAAGGCATTAGATAGTATGCTAGAAATAATAAATACAGGTGAAGGGTAAAAATTTCGCTAAAACTTCGTTAAAATTTCCTTTTAATTTCGTTTCTAAGGTGCTATAATTATAATTGCAAAAATATAAAGAAAAGGGCTAACAAAAAGTTGGTCCTTTTGACACATTTCGACAGCATTTGCAAAATAGATCATATATAATATCTTTGAGAAAAGAGGTGTTATATATGACGTACGACATTACAACAGTTGAAAATGCAAAAAAGACTTTAAAAAATATAAGAAAAAGATGGCCCAATACTAAATTAGAGGAAATTGACTATTCAGATTTTGACTTCGTTTTAGAACATATAACTAGTAATATGGATGAATGCAAAGATATAAAGTTATATGGACTTAAATCTCTTAAAACAATGTTAAACGAGGAGAACAATGCTTTTATAGAGTATTGTAGAAAAAATACAAGATTAAGCTCAGAAGAATGGAGAAGATTGATAGAATATTATAAAATTCGTGATAATAATTTATGTGCATTTTTTTCATTCGAAGATTCGGGGAAAATTTATCACAATACTTTAATATGGCAACCAGAAATAATAAAAAAGCTAAACATAAATGACAATGAATGGAAAGAAAAATCTAAACCATATAAAATAACGGTAAATGTTAATTACGATGATTTGAAATTTTATATAGAAAACCACAAGATAAATGAAATGTTAGCAGAAAATATAAAAAACAAGAAAAAAAAAGAATCTATTGAAAAATATGACTGCGTAGAAATAAAAAGAACAGTAGAACCAAATAAATTAAGAATAGAAGAATTGAAGTAAAAGATTAAAAGAGCTTATCAAACGATAGGCTCTATTATTTATGCTATTAACTGATACTAGATAAGTTGATATATATGTTGCTACTAGGCACACTCCTTTCATAAGATTCGTATATAAAAGGCAATTCTAGTTAAGCCTTAGATATTTTGGAATAGTGAAATGGTATCACGAAAGGCTTTGGACCTTTAGTTTTTAGTTCGAATCTAGATTCCAAAACCAAAGCTTTTACTCTTTTGGCAATGCTAGATGTAATTACAAAGAGCGGTTTACTATTATACGAGAAAAAATGGCGGTGTTAGTAATTTATCCGAAACGCGAAAATTATAAATCTAGGTTATAGGTAATTGCTCCTTTCTAGTATAGGAGCCCCTAGTGCCGTAAAATAGTATAAAGTGATGTGCAGTTACATCATTTTCTAGTATTTTATAAAATAACGAAAGAGGTGTTGTTATGACTAATCAAGAAAGATATGAGAAATATGTAAAAGAAAATTGTAAGAACTGTAAAAATAAAGATAAAGATCTATGCGAGATAAGAATATCCGCCTTAAATGACGTAGTTATAACAAAGTGTGCGTACTATGAAAGAAAAGATTAATTATACGAACTGTATGAAATATAAGTGTGAATTATGCAGATATAATAAGCAGTGTGAAAGAGAGGAAAAGAAATATGAAGTGGACAAAACAGACAGCAGAAGAATATATAAAAAAGTGCAAAGAAAAAGGACTTAAATATTGGAGTGCAAAAGATTTTCTTAAAAATCATAAAACTATGAAAACGATAATGCAATAAATACAAATAGAGAGTTAAAGACAAAGTAGGTGAGCGAGGTGGCTAAGTATGATTGGAAGCAGTTAGAAAAAGATTATATATTAGGTGATTATAAATCGGTAAGTAGCTTCTTAAAAGATAAAGGAATAAAACAAAATGGAAGTACCAAAAAGAGTACAAAAGGATGGAAAGAAAAAAAGGTACTAAAAGAGGACAAAAAAAGTACTAAAGTAATAGAAAAAATACTTGAAAAAGAATCAGAAAAAGAAGCTAATAAAATAATACAAGTAAAAGATGTAGCAAATGACTTATTAAGTAAAATAGTACAAGCTAATAATGAACTTAATATGCATATAGCAAGAAATAAGAAAAAGACTAAGACAGTAGAATACAATTATGATATGTGTAAGCCAAGTAAAGAAATAATAAATGAAGAGGAAGAAATAAAGTCATATATAGACATTATTGACAGAAAAGGGCTAAAAGAGCTAACATCTGCATTAAAAGATATAAATGATATATTAACTAACAAGAACGAAGAAGGAAACAATGGACAATCACTTGCCGAAACAATACAAAAAGCATATGAAAATAAGGCAGGTGACAAGTAATGCTAACGACAGAAGCAATATTATATTATAAAGACAGACCAGTAGAGTTTGTTAAAGATGTAATAAAAGTTACACCAGATGATATACAAGGAGATATATTGATGAGTGTAGCTCAAAACCAACTAACATCTGTAAGAAGTGGGCATGGTATAGGAAAGTCAGCATTGCAAAGCTGGCTTATTTATTGGTTTATGTGTACTAGACCTTTTCCTAAAATACCTTGTACAGCCCCAACAAAGCACCAATTACATGATATATTATGGGCTGAGGTGGCTAAATGGAGAACACCAGCAATACAAAGTGAAATTGAATGGACTCAAGAAAAACTATATATGAAATCAAACCCAGAGAACTGGTTTGCAGTGCCAAGAACAGCAACACAGCCAGACGCATTACAAGGATTCCATGCAGACCATTTATTATATATTATAGATGAGGCATCACGGTGTTAAAGATGTAGTATTTGAACCTGTATTAGGTTCTCTATCAACGCAAGATGCAAAACTAATCATGTGTGGAAACCCAACTCAATTGAGCGGTTTCTTTTTTGATAGTCACAACAAAAACAGAAACATATACAGTACATTTAAAGTATCAGGAGAAAATTCGAAAAGAGTCTCAAAAGAATACATACAAATGATTATAGATATGTATGGACTAGACAGTGATGTATATAGAGTTCGTGTTGCAGGAGAATTTCCAAAAGCAATGCCAGACAGCTTTATACAACTTGATTGGGTTGAAAACTGTAGTAATAAAATTGTTACAAGAAATTATCCACAAAGTAGAATTGATATAGGTGTCGATGTAGCAAGGTATGGTGATGATGAAACAATAATAAATACATTATTTGATAAAAAGTACCAACAACCATTTAACGTATTGCACCATAATGACACAATGCAAGTAACAGGAGCAATAGTTCAGGTAGTTGAAAGATTAAGAAGTCAATATATAGGAATACCAATTCATATTAAGATTGACTGTGATGGTCTAGGTGTTGGAGTATATGATAGGTTAAAAGAAATTAAATCACAAAAGGGCTGGACAACAGTAAAACTATATGAATGCCATTTTGGAGCAGCTGGAGGGAAAAATAAACAAGAAGAACCAGTTGAGTTTAGTAATTCTACAGGGTTAATGTGGGGACTATTAAGAGAAAAATTAAGAAGACATGAAATAGAACTTGTATATGATGATAAACAAATTACACAATTGAGTAATAGAAAATACAGAATAAATAGTGACGGAAAAATAGAGTTAGAAAGAAAAGAAGAGATGAAAAAAAGAGGACTAACTTCTCCAGATAGGCGGAGATGCATTAGTTCTTTCTTTGTATGAGCCAAAGCAAGGCGGATTATCAATTTTAAAGTAGAGGTAATGATATGTTAAATATAAACAAAATCAAAAGGATAATTCAAAACGATGCAGAACGCAGAAGAATGATTGATTTAGAGAAGAAATATTATGAAAATGATAACATTATAAGAGCAAAGGGAGTATTGCCAAGTGAATCAGACCCAATGAGAAATGCAGATAATAGAGTATCTCACAACTTTCATCAACTTATAACTGATGAGAAAACAGCATATATGTTTACAAATCCAGTTCTGTTTGATGTAGGAGATAAAGAAGTAAACAAGAAAATAAAAGAGACCTTAGGGGATGACTTTAAGAGCGAAAGTGCCTATCTATGTACAAATGCAACAAATAATAAGGTTGCATGGTTACATTATTGGATAGAAGATGGTAAGTTTTTATATTCAGTTGTTGAGACTGAACAATGTTTGCCAATATTTGACGGAAAATTAAAGAAGAAATTAATCGGTTTTTATAGATATTATCCTATTATAGAAGAAAATGAAAATGGAATAAATAAAGAATATGTAATATTTGAATACTGGGACGATAAACATTGTGAACAATATAAATTTAGAGGAAATTTATCAGGAACAGGGCTTACATATTTATCAGCAGAATACCAAGAGTTTGAGCATGATTTAGAAGAAGTGCCATTTATTGAATTTAAGAATAACCGTAACATGATAAGCGACTTAAAGAAATATAGAGACTTAATTGATATATACGATAAAGTAATGAGTGGATATGCTAATGATCTAGAAGATATCCAACAGCTTATATATATTCTTGAAAATTATGGCGGAGAAGATTTAAAAGAATTTCTTGGAGATTTAAAGAGATATAAAACAATAAAAACAGAAACTGGTGCGGATGGAAGAACAAGTGGTGGACTTAAAACACTACAAATAGAGATACCAGTTGAAGCAAGGAACAGCATACTTGAAATCTTAAAAAAACAAATATATGAAAGTGGACAGGCATTACAGCAAGATACAGAAAATTTTGGAAATGCCAGTGGAGTTGCTTTGAAATTCTTTTATAGAAAACTAGAATTAAAAGCTGGGTTAACACAAATAGAATTTGAAAAAGGATTTGCAAAACTAGTAAGAGTAATAATGAAATTCTTAAAAACCGCAGATTGGGAGACAAAACCTATAACTCAAACTTGGACTAGAAATATGATAAGCAATGATTTAGAAAATGCTCAAATAGCAGCAGAAAGCAAAGATATAATATCAGATGAATCAATTGTGAAAAATCACCCTTGGGTAGAAGATCCAGAAGAAGAACTGAAAAAAATTAAACAGCAAAATGAAGAAAAAGAGAAGAGACAACAAGAAATATTTGCTAATGCAGGTGGCTTTGAAGATAATCATAATGATAATCAAGAATAGAGGTGCTATAGATGGCTAGAACACCACAAGACTACTGGGAAAAAAGACAAACGGAACTTATGAAAAGATTAGAGAAAAAATCTGAGGGAACAATTCAAAGATTAGTAACAGCATATAATAAATCAAAAGACAATATCCAAAAAGAAATTCAAAAAATATTTGGAAAGTATGTTGTTGATGGAAAACTTACGTTCAAAGAGGCAAAGGAATTGTTAAACACAAGAGAAACAAAAGAATTTTACGACAATTTATTAAAACAGATAAATTCAATAGATGATGTAGATGTTAGACGTAAATTATTAGCCAAATACAATGCCCCAGCATATGCATATAGAATAAGCAGCTACCAAGCTCTTCAAGAAAACATAGATATAGAGCTAAAGAAACTAGTGCAAAAAGAATGTGTTATATCTAAGAAACATTATGTTGATATTATTAATGAAGGATATTACAGAAGTATTTTTAATGTACAAAAGGGCATAGGAATAGGATTTAACTTCTCTCAATTAGATAATAGAACAATCAATCTAATATTGAATGAAAATTGGTATAAAAGTGAAAATTTTTCGCAAAGAATATGGAAAAATAACAATAAATTGGCTAATTATTTAAAGTCAAATTTCCTCGTAGATAATATTGCTGGCAAGTCAATACAAAGAATGGCTAGCGCATTAGACGATGCTATGAATATTGGAAAATATAATGCTGTTAGATTATTAAGAACGGAAACTAATCATTTTGCAAATGAAGCAGAAATGTTATCTTACAAGGAATTAGATATAGAAAAATATAGATTTATTGCAACATTAGATAATGTTACATGTAAACATTGTGCAGAATTAGACAACAAAATATTTTATTTGAAAGATAAGCAACCACGGTAAGAACTACCCTCCAATACATCCAAATGATAGATGTACAACGGTAGCAGAATTTGATGATGACGTAACAGAAAACTTACAAAGAAGGGGCAAAGATGAAAATGGTAAATCTATTATAATTCCACAAGATATGAACTATGAAGAATGGGTGAAAAAATATGCTCCAGAACAATACGAAAAGTATTATATCACAAATAAATTGCCAAAAATAAAATCGGCAGAAGATAGCATTTTAGAAAAGCAATTAGGCTTTTATGATGAGAACAATGTTTTGCAATTTATTCCTAAAAATGTTATAATTGGTAATGTACATGTTATTGCTGGGAAGGGAACTAACACAATATTTAGGAGTGCCGACAAATATGCTGAAATATATGGAGGCAACTCAAAAGAGTGGATGAAAAAGGTTGGAAAAATTGAAAGTGATAAATATATCTTTGATATCCATTTTGTAGAGCATGAAGAATATGGCAGATATGACTATAAATTGAAAGGAAAGAAGCTAAAATGAAAGTAAAATACATTGGTAAAAGTTTCGGTGTTGAAGGTTTAACTAATGGAAAAGAGTATGAAGTAGTTGATATTGAAGGGAATATGCTAAGAGTTATAGACGATAGTGGAGAAGACTATCTTTATTCTGCAACCAATCCATCCTCATTAGAAGACAGTTCTAAGTGTGGAAGGTGGAAAATCGTAGAAGATGATAAAAACAAAGCTTTATCAAAATTGATTAAATAGTTATTAATATTAAAAAAATATAAATATAGGTGCTGTTCTGTTGGTTCAGTTAAATGGTAGATGTAGAGTACACAGCCTATACCAAAACAAAGTCGTAGAAATACGGCTTATTTTTATGCTTGAAAAAGCAAACATTGTTTAAGTTGCAGAAATAGCAACAGAAAAGGAGAAAAATATGGAGTTCTTAAAAGAAATTTTAGGAGAAGACTTGTTTAATCAAGTTAAAAACAAAGTAAGTTCTTATAACGAGAAAGCCGATAAGGACAAGCGAGTAAGTATTGCTAATGTTAATGGAGATGAATATGTAACGAAAGCTAAATATTCACAACTAGAAACAGATTTGAACAATACTAAGACATCTTTAAGTACAGCTCAAACAACAATTGAGGACTTAAAGAAATCTAATGGAGATAATGCAGAATTGCAAAAGAAGGTTGGCAATTATGAAACCAAAATTGCTGAATTAGAGGCAACAAGTAAGGCAGAAAAAGCTAAAATGTTGAAAGAAATTGCAATAAAAGATGCATTATATGCTGAAAAAGCAAAACACCCAGAATTACTTATTTCAAAATTTGATTTATCTAAAATAGTATTAGATGAAAAAGGAGAAAATGTAGTTTCTGGAATAGAAGAACAAATGAAGTCTAATAAGGAAACTTATAAAGATTTATTTGGAGAAACAGAACAACAAGGTGGTGTATATCACTATACTCCAAATGGAGGAGAAAATAAAGGCAATAGTGGGGCAACAGATTTTGTTGGGATAATTAAAGAAAATCAAGTAAGAAAGATTTAAGACGTTATAAGCGTCTTTTTATTTTGCCAAAAAATTAAAAGGAGGAATGAAAAATGGCATATTTAAAAGATGAGTTACAAGGTTTTGTACCTGTAGAACAAGCAACAGAAATAATGAAAGATGTGGCTAGAGGTTCTAGTTTATTAAGACTTTCTAAAGTAACAGAGATGACAAGCGACACAAAAAAAATACCAGTTATGGTAGAAGGACCAGGAGCATACTGGGTAGGAGAAGGAGAAAGAATAAAAACTTCTAAAGCTGGATGGATTTACCCAGAATTAAAAGCAAAAAAATTGGCTGTTATAGTACCAACAACAAAAGAAAAATTGAATGATACCACAATAGCAGTATTTGAAGAATTAAAAGAACCAATAGGAGAAGCTTTTTATCAAGCAATAGATGCAGCAGGTTTCTTTGGTACAAATTCTCCATTTGCAAGCAACATAATGAAATCAGTAGAGAAATGTGGACATAAAATTGAAATAGATACTAACGGAACAGGAAAACTAGATCTGGATGTATCAGATGCAATGGCAACAGTTGAAGATGCAGGATATGATGTAAATGGTTTTGCCGCAAAAATTGGTATTAAAAATTCTTTAAGAAAATTAAGAGATGCAAATGGAAACCAATTATTTGTTGATGGAGTAAACGGAAAAGAATTTTATTCATTACCAATCGAATTTTCTAGAAATGGTGCTTGGGACAAAACTAAAGCAGAACTAATTGGAGCTGACTGGGACAAATCTTTAGTTGGCATTAGAGCTGAATTAGAATATGAAATCTTAAAAGAGGCAACATTACAGGATACATTATGGACAGATGGAAAACCATTATCATTAGCAGAACAAGATATGATTGCTATAAAAGCTACAATGAGATTAGCATATTTAGTAATTAAAGATGAAGCCTTCTGTGCGGTAGTTCCAAAAGGTTCTCTAGGAGAATTAACTGTAGAGTCCGCAGAAGGAACAGTAACAGGAAAAACATCAATTACTGTTAAACCTGCTAAAGCAGAAGGAAATAGCTACAAATATAAAGTAGCAACTAATCCAACTATGCCAAAATATGGCGATGCTTGCACATCAGGATATACAAATTGGAATGGAACAGATGAAATTTCAGGAACTGCAGGACAAAAAATAGTGGTTGTTGAAGTGGATTCAGAGAATAAAGCTAAAAAGGCAGGAATAACAGCATTAACAGTTAAGTCTGAATAGAAAGAGGGAGCTAGCAATAGCTCCTTTTGAGGTATTAAAATGACAGACAATGTAAAAGAAGTTAAACAAGTACTAAATATAATAGATGATAAGTTAGACAATTACTTGAGGTTTTGTGAAAGAAATATCAAAGATAAAATACTAGACAGATGCCATATAGAAACGGTGCCAGAACGATTAAATTCGCTTATACAGGAGTTTTTAATTGAGCAATATAGTCTTAATAAAGAAGGTATTGGAGAAGGCAAAAAAGTGGTTTCTAGTGCATCTGATAATGGACAAACAGTTGGATTCCAAACAATAGGTGGAGCAAGTTCGATGTCGAAGAATGTAGATACTTTTCTTGATAGAAATATGGCTACGTTAGTTAAATATAGAAAGGTAGAGTGGTAATAATGCAAATACCTGAATTATTTAAGAAAGCTATTGCTGATACATTTTACGATAAAGATATAGAAATATGGTCAAATACAACAACTGTAGACGAAGAAGGTGCTGTGATTGAAAGCGGAAAACTACAGAAACTAGATAGTTTTAAAGGTAATTTTCAATTCTCAACAAGAGAATATATTAAGCAAGAATATGGCAAAGAGATAGAAGCAAGTGCAATAGTAACTTGTGAAAACACTATTGCTAAGGAAGGGGATATATTAGTTTATGCTGATATAAAACCAAGCAATTTATTGCTTTCAAGATATTCGAATGAAGAATTGGAACAATATACTCAAGAATATTTAGAAAAGCAACTTGTAGAAAGGTCTTACGTTGTGAAATCGGTGATTCCGAGTGATAGTCACTTTACATTACTTGTTGAGAGGAGAGGTGAAGATGTCTAATACAGAAGGACTAGATGAATTACTTGCAAATTTATCTGGACTAGGTGGGAATATAAAAGAAAGCTGTAGAAAAGGTCTTGAAAGAGGCGCAAAAAAAATACAAAAAAATGCTAAATATTCAGCGCCAGTTGATACTGGAAACCTTCGTAATTCTATAAAGACAAAGTCTGAAATAACACAAGAAGGTGCAGAAGCAGAAGTATTTACTAATTGCGAATATGCACCATATGTTGAATTTGGAACAGGGCAAAGAGGCTCTGCAAGTAATATAGAGAGACCAGAACGGAATATCTTATAAGGCAGACTGGAAAGGTCAAACAGCACAACCATATTTAACTCCTGCATATCTTCATGCAAAGAATACAGGAGAAGTAGAACAAGAAGTAATGAAATCTATACAACAAGAAATAAGAAAGTTGGGTGGCAAATAATGAAAAATTTGAAACCACAAATATTAAAAAAATTAAAGGAAATCTCAGACGTTGAGGTTTCTTATTTTTATCCACAAAGGTGGAATGATTTAGAAAAAAAGCCTGCTATTTCTTATTACGAAATGGATAACTCAATATCTAGTAAAGCAGACGATGAAGAATATAGCAGTAATATTGCTATTCAAATAGATATATGGGCTAAAAGTCCAAGTAAATGTTCTAAATTAGCCATTGATGTAAATAACAAGATGGTAGAATTAGACTTTGAAAGAACTTTGGCTATGGATCTATTTGAACAAGAAACAAATATCTATCACAAAACAATGCGTTTTGAGAAAGAAGAAATTTTATAGAAGGAGGGCGTAGATTATGCCAAAAAAATATTTAAAAGGATTTAGTAAATTCAGTATATTTCCAATATTGGAAAATACAGAGACCTCTTACAAGGTAGGTACACGAGTACCAGTAATTTCTGCACAAAAATTGAGTAAAGAAGAACAATCAACAGAAGACGAAATTCTTGCAGACGATGAAATTTGGGATATTGATTCTGATGTAACTGGCGAAACGGTTACAATAACATTAGCAGAATTGTCAAATGAATTAAGAGCAAAATTAAAAGGTGGAACATACAATTCTGAAACAAAAACATATAGTTTTAAAAAGGGAGATGTTGCCCCAGAATTAGCTTGTTCATATAGAGGATTGCTAGCAGATGGAACTTATAGAATGTGGAAACAATATAGATTTAAAGTATCAAAGATAAAAATGGATCTAGAAACAAAAGGCAATGGAAACAAAGGTGGAGTAGAAATTACAGGAAATTTCTTAAATAGAAGTTGTGATGGATTATTCTACGACATTCAAGATACTGAGGAAGGAAATAAAGGACTAAGTTGGTTAGACACCATAGCAGAAGTAAAACCAGCACAAGAGGCACAAAGTAGAGAGTAGTAATACTCTCTTTATAATTATATAAATGGAGGAAAAATAAAATGACAAAAAGTAATGAAAATAAAAGTTTACCTAAAATAAAAACTGTACATGGTGTAGAGATTGAGAAGAAGCCTTGTGGCAAGTATTTTGAAGCTCTACAGACTTTAAAGAATTTGCCAGAAGATTTTATAAAAGAACTTTCTGACAATGGACAAGATTTTAAATTATCAGAAATGTTTACAGTAGAGAATATAATGAATTTAATTACAAGGTTATTAATTATACTACCTGATTTTACATTTAATTTTCTATCAAAACTAATGGATATAGATAGAGAAACTATAGAGAACCAACTTACACCTAAGGAATTACTAGATGTTGTACAAGAATTTTGGAAGATAAATGAATTAGAAAGTTTTTTCGTCCAAATGAAGCCAATATTGAGCAAAATTACAATGCTAATTGGCTTCAAAGAACAATAGCAATATGTGTTAAGATAGGAATAAGTAAAAGAGAGTTCTTAAATGACTATTATCCAGATGAAATCCCTATAATAATGGAAGAATATGCAGAATTAAATAAAGTTCAAGATAAAGATGAGCAAGAAGTAGGAGCAGAAGATTTTTAAACTACTTGTAACATTTTGTGAAATATTGTAAAATGTTGGCTGGGGGGATAAAGCATGTTTTTTATAATATTATTTTTTCGGAGTAATTTCTTTATATTTAATATGGGGAATATTAGTTAATACTGAAAAGAACAAAGAACATGAAGAAACAAAAAAAATTATAATAAATTCACAGAATGAATGTGATGAATTGAAAAATTTAATGCAAGAAATAGACAACTCAGAACAAAATTCCGTAATAAAAAAAGATGATATAAAAATCGAAGAGAATAATGGTTTATGCTATGATGACTCTGTTTCGGATGAAGAAATAAAGCAATGCATAAACAACATAGAAAATGATGAGTTAACAACGAACGAAATAATATTTTTAAAGTTTATGAATAATAAAGAAACAAACATTAGTTTTTCACCACGTTGGGAATTTATGTATGAATTAAAACCAAGAATTGAAGTCGCAAAATTACTAAAATTGGAGTATTTGACGAAGAGCAGTTGGTATGATAATGTTCTAAATGCTACAGCAAAAGAGCTGAAAGAAATTTTAAGAATGGAACAATTGAAAATAACAGGCAATAGACAAGACCTTGTTGAAAGAGTATTAGCAAATGTCGATGTATCATTATTGCAAGAAAAGTTTAATGTAAGCAAATATATCTTATCTAACAAAGGGCAAAAAATTATTGAAAAGAATAAAAGATTATTTATGTCTGCAAAAGAAAAAGCTGGAAAAGCGTTTGTAGAGTTAACTAATGCCGAATATGATGAATTAGTAATGTTTCATAAAGTAAAAAAATATAGGGAGCTAAGATACGGAGAATTATCTTTTGAAAAAGGATACACAAAAAATGATATATTATGGTCAATTTATAATATGCAATCACTTGAATATCTAAATAAAAAAGATTATGTTATGGTAAGTATCGTATACGATGATATGTATAGTTTGTTAAACAACGAAAAAAGATATAAACAAGCATTGGATTATTTAATTTGTTGTTTATACATGAGAGTGTATGAAGTATTACCAAGAGAAGAAAATGTGTGTGGAACAGATTATTATAGGATACAGTTAAAAAAATACATGAAACAGTTGAGAAATCTATTAGAGAAAAATAAGGTAAACATTATAAAATTTGAAAGTAGAAATGATTTTATTACAGAATACATACAGAATGCAATAAAGAAACATTTATCATATTGGTATGAAATTGAAAAAGTGAATAAATTCCAAAAAAAAATAAATGAAGTTTTAGATGCCTGAATTTAGGTATCTTTTTTATTTTTAGAAAAGGAAGTGAGAGAATGGCAAATGAAACTACAATTGGAGAGTTATCGATTAACTTAAAAATGAGATTAGAAGGTCTTGAAAAAGGAATTGAAACTGCGAAAAAAAAATTAGAAGAATTAGAAAAGCAAAATGAAAAAGTAAAAGATAGTAACAGCCAACTAGATGCAAGTTTTATTGCAATGTCTGCAAGTACAGTAGCTTCATTAGTAAAAATAAAATCTGCGATAGATGATGGAGTAGAGAAATATAATAAATATGTAAATAGCATGAGTGCGTTACAAAAAACTGCGAAAGCAACTAATAATTCGATAACAGATATAAAGAATACAATGGAAGAAGTAAACGAGTTTAAATTTATAGATGATGCAGATTTAAGTAAATCAATGCAAAATCTATTAAGATATGGTTTTTCGGTTCAACAAGCAAGTGAATTATTAAAAGTAATGCAAGATGCTGCAGTAGGAAATAGAGAGCCACAATATGAGTTGTCAGAAGCGATAAAAGTAACAACTGACGGAATAAGAATGGAAAATTCCGTATTGTCAAATGCAGTAGGAGTTGAAAAGAATATTTCACAAATGCATGAGGATTATGCAAAAAAGATAGGTAAAAGTAAAGATGCATTAACACAAGCTGAAAAAGTACAAGCAGTCTATAATGGTTTTATGGATGAAGCAAAAGATTTCACTGGTTCAGCTGCCGAAATGGCGAATACTTATCAAGGACAACAATCACAATTAAATGCAACTAATTTGGAATTGAGTAGAACGTTAGGCGAAAGTATGATACCAGCGTTAACTCAACTTAGTTCATTACAGCTAAATATAAGCAAAGGTCTAACAGAGTTTATTTCCAACAATAAAACTGCTACGAGTGGCATTGTAACATTTACAACTACAATGTTAGCCACTGTTGTTGCATTAACAGCTGTAAAGAAGGCATATGTTGCGTATAAAACAGCTGCGGCTGCGGCAGATTTAACAACAAAAGCTTTTACTGCATCGTTACTTGCTAATCCAATAACATTAATTGCTGTTGGTGTTGCTGCCGTTGTGTCTGGACTAGCAATATTTAACACAAAAATGCAAGAATCAATAGACAAAATGGAAGAAGCTACTCAAAAATCACAGGAATTAACAACAGCGTTAGAAAATTTTTCGAAAAATAATGGGACTCTTACAAGTACTGATACGGAAACGGTTACTAATGCAAGAGATGAAGCACAAAAAATAGTAGAAATTTACGAAGAAAAGAAAAATAAAATAGAAGAAATTGAAAATAGAATAAAAGAGCTTAAAGATAAAGGCGAATGGAATCGTTCTTATAATGATGATGTTGAGCTAACAAACTTAAAGCAACAATTAAAAGAAGTAAAGAAGTCTATGTCCGATTTTGAAAAAGAAAATTTCGTGGCAGGACGAAGTGTAGATACATACAAGAATAAAGTTAGTCAGTTAACTAAAATTTTAAATTTTAGTAATGCAAGACAAGAATATAATACTTTGACTAATCAAAAAGCTCATAGAGAGACTTTGATAAATATTGCACAAACAAAAGCTGATATTCAAGGTAAACAGCAATTACTAGATATACTAAAAAAAGGAAAAGTAACAACGGAAGAATATACCAACGCAAAAACGCAATTAACTAAGGTATATCCAGAGTTAGCAAAAGTAAATGAAAATACAATAACAAGTACTCAGAATGCAATTAATGCTGAGAATGCTGCTGCAGATGCTGAGTGGGTAAATGCACAAACTGCAATTCAAGCAAGCATATTAGAAGTATCTGCTACGATGAGTAATAGCGAAAAAATACAACAAATAGCTTGGGCGACAAAACAATCAGTTGAAGAAGTTACAGCATCTCTCCAAAATCAAATAGATATACTTGGAAATTTAGCAAAATTGAGTCCAGATGATTTTAAGGGAAGTGTAAATTCAAGCTATGTGCCAAAAAGCAGTACAAGTTCATCATATTCAAATAAAAAATTGGATAATTATAAAAAAGAAATCGAAGCAAAAAGAGCTATGGATCAAATAAGCATACAAGAAGAAATATCAATGTACGAATACGCGATAAGAAAATATGCTAAAACTGCTGAGGAAAAATTAGAATTACGACAGAAAATCTATGAGCTAAATAAAGAATTAGCAAATAAAGAAAAGGACATTCTAGACCAACAAACAGAAGATTATGAGAACTATATACAAGATGTAAAGAATGCAAGAGGTGCTGCTTATGATATTGTTGAACAAACAGCAGACTATAATAAGATTATCAAAATGCATAAAAACTACTTAAATCAAATTATGAAAGATGAAAGGCTGTCTCTTGACGAAAGAAAAGATATTTATAGAGAAGAATTAAATACAATAAGAGAATATGAGCAGAAAAAGAGAGATTTAAGAGTAGAGCAAATAGATAATACAGTAAGCCAGCTAACTAATGCTATTACAAAACAATTAGAAGAAATGCAAGAAAAGGACAAGGCTTTTATTGATAAACAACTTGAAGAAGTTGAAAAATTAAAAGAAGCACGATTGAATGCTATTAATGCTGAATATGATGCAAAAATAGAAGCGATAGAAAAAGAACTTGAAGCATTAGACAAGGCGGAGCAACAAAAAACGAGAGACGAAGAAGATGCGGAATATGATAAAAAGAAAAGAAGATTAGAAGAATTAATTGCTTTTGAACATGATGCAACAACAAAGGCAAATTATCAAAAAGAATTAGATAAGTTAGTGGCAGAGTATCAAAAAACATTGGATAGCAGAGCTCTAGAGGATAAAAAAGAAGCATTAAATAATCAAAAAGAATTATTGCAAAAAGAGCAAGATGATAAAACACAGACTGTTGAAGATGAGGCTGATAGACAAAAAGAGCTTTATAATAAGCAATTAGAAGATTTAGAGGATTACTATAGCAAACAAATCGATAAGGCACAGGAAACCGCGGAAAAAATGTTGTTAAATGTAGAACAAAATCAAGATAAAATTCTAAGTTTATTAAAAAGTTATGGAGATGCTTACGAAATAACTGGTCAAACATTAGGAGAAAAATTAGCTCAAGGAATCAACGACGGAATAACAAGTAAAATAGAAAATATGATACAAAGAGTGCAAGATACAATAAATGCTGGAATAGAGAATAAAATAAAAGAATGGACTTCTGGAATGTATAAATATGAGGCTGGGAGCAATAAACCTCAAACTCAAACATTCAATGTATATCAAACAAATAATATTGAACAAAATCCAGAAATGCCATCTGAAACATATAGAAAACTAAATAATGTAAGTGAAAAACTAGCAGAGCAACTTGCAGGAATATAGGGAGGCGATAAAATGCAGAAACTAGAAATAATTAATTTGGCACTAAATGAAAATATTGTGTTTGATAGTGTTGGAAATATAGAAGAAGATATTTTATTGTCTCATATTGAAGGGCTAGGACACCCTCGGAGCTACATCACAAAAGAGCCAAGGTGTAAATCAAGATGGGTGCAATAGTGAAGATAGTCTATTAGATGCGAGAGTAATTAAAGCTAAAGTTACTATAAGAACCAAAAATAGAGCAAAACTTTATGAATTAAGACGTAGAATAATGAGAGTAATAAATCCTAAAACGTATAATTCAAATACAGATAAAAGAGGAGAATTATTAATTTATTATACGAATGATTATAAAAAATATAGAATATATGGCAAGGTTGAAGATAGTGCAGAATTTAATGATAGAAAAAATAATCATGATACTGCAACTATCTCTTTTTATTGTCAAGATCCATATTGGTTAGATGAAAAAGGAAAAAATATAGAAATAAAATCTATAACAGGTGGTTTAAAATTTGGACTAAGCTTACCTACGACTTTTTCTAATGTTTCATTTTATAAAGAGATTGTTAACGAGGGAGACGTCGAAGCACCAGTTCAAATAGAATATATTGGTCCAGCAAAAAATCCGAGAGTAACAAATGAAACAACAGGAGAATATATCCAAGTCAATATGGAAATTGGAGAAAAAGAGAAGCTAGTAATAGATACACAAGAGGGGAAGGAAACAGTAAATTTAATAACACCACACGAAACTAAAGATGTATATAACAATATAGATTTAAATAGTACATTCTTTGAATTAATAGTAGGAAAGAACTTGATTAAGTATAGTTCAGACATTGAAGGAGCTAAAGATAAAGTTGCTATAAGGGACTATACGAATAAGTATGTAGGTGTTTAGTATGAATTGTATAGAAATAATAAACACTAAATTTGAACTGTTAGGTATTATTACTAATTTTGAGAGTCTTATATGCATATGGAATTATTATGAATGTGGTACTTTTGAGCTAACTATTAATAAAAACAAAATAAATACAGACAAATTAAAGAAAGATAACATGTTAATAGTAAACAAAAGAGATGACAAAATTCTTTTAATTGATAAAGTAGTTGTATCAACTGAAAAAAATAGTAAAACAATGAAGGTAACAGGAACTTGTATAAAAGGTGTTACAAAACGTAGAATTGTTGCAACAAATGGCTATGATAGAATATCAGAAAACTACGCAGAGAATGTACAGAAACATTATCTAAAGAAACACTTAGTGGAAAGCTATTATGACAATATAAGAACTCCTGAAAGAGATATTTCATGGATTAAGATTGCTCCTACACAAAATAGAGGAATAAAAACAGTATGGCAAGCGAGACTAACTAATTTACATGATGAAGAAAAGCATATAAGTGAAGATACTGGATTAGGTTGGTATGGCTATTTAAATAGAAAAGAAAAGTGTATATATTTTGATAGTTTAGAAGGAACAGACAGAACAGTAAATCAAACAGAGAATCCGACTACTCATGAATATTTGAAAGATTTTACACAAGAACAGTTACAACAATATACACATAAACAGTTAGAAGGAATAATAAAGCATCCATATATCATATTTAGCGAAAAAAAGAAAAATTTACTTGAAGGCAAGACAACAGATGATAATTCAAATTATAAAAACGTTGGCTATGTGGCAGGAAAAGGTGAAAGTGAAGATAGACTTATAACTGTACTTGGAACTGCAAAAGGTTTTGATAGAAGAGAAGTATTAATTGATTTAAATAATATAGAAGATATAGATGAATTAAAAACAGAAGGACAAAAGAAGCTTGATACATATAAAACAATACAAAGTATTGAAGGAAAAGTTTATCAAATTCCAAATATGGAGTGGGAAAAGGATTTTTTCTTAGGCGATTTAGTTACACTTGAAAGTAATGGGATATATGAAGATAAACGTATTATTCAAGCAAAAGAAATGTATGAGAAAAACAACAAAACAGTAGAATTGGGCTTTGGAGATAAAGTTCCAACGCTAGGTGAAGAAATAAAAAGAATAGTAACGAGACCTATTAACTAGGTCTTGTTTTTATGGAAAGGAAAGATTATGGCTGGAGAAATAACATTAAAAAGTTTTCCATTCGACTCAATGGAAGTATTAAATTCAGAGAGTAGTAAGATGGAACCAGACAGATTATATGAAGCAGAAGTATTTAGAAAATATTTTGCTAAGTTTTTAAGTAACGGTGTTTACTTTGGAAAATATAAAAATTATGGTGAAAACAGTATGAAAGTGACCGCAGATGGTGGTTTAAATATAAGAGTAGCAACAGGTGCTGGAATTATAGAAGGTGCAGACTTTGAAAACGAAACAGAAAAAGCATTTACATTAGAAAGACCAGCTTCTGGCAATAGGATAGATAGAGTAGTAGTTAAATTAGATAAAACACTAGCCGTTAGAGAAACACAATTATACATTAAACAAGGAAGTGCGTCTGTTGGAGCAATATTACAAAGAGATGATAACATATATGAAATATGCTTAGCAGAAGTAATTGTAAAAAGTTCATCTAATATTGAAACGGCAGACATAACAGATAAAAGAATAGATGCTAATCTTTGTGGAATAGTAAATTCTTTAATTAGTGTTGATGGGGTGGAATTATATCAGAAGTTTCAAAATTATATTGATGAAGTTACAGAGAACCTCGTAAGAAAAGATGGAGATGTTACTATTACAGGAACTTTTAAAGATAAGAATGGAGGAACATCGAAAAATAATTTTACAGATGCATATAAAAGTAAGTTAGATGGAATTGCAACAGGTGCAAATAAAACAACAGTAGAAAATGTATTAACAAGTACATCGACTACAAATGCTTTAAGTGCAGCACAAGGAAAAGCTCTAAAAGCATTAATAGATGGTAAACAAAAAACCATAACAAAAGGAACGTCAACACCATCTGGGGGAAGTAATGGAGACATATATCTTCAATATTTTAATTAGGAGGTGTAGCAGATGTCAACAAGTGGAAGTGTGGATTCTGGAGGATACCAAGGAAGAGTTTTAAGATTCGAATGGGGAACTAATAGCATAAGTGCAGAAAAAAATATAAGAAACATTTGGTATAAAGTAACTGCTGTTGGTGGAAGTTCTTCTATATATTATCATCATAACGAAACAGTAGAAATTAATGGACAGAATGTATATTCAGGAAGTGACTCTCATTCGGTCACAACTGGTGATGTGTTAGCCTCTGGAAATTTAGATATTAATCAGAATGATACACCAAGTCTTACTGTTAAAATGCATGGTGGTATATATTCAAGGTCAGATAATATTAGCAAAGAACAACGCTGGAACTTAGATACAATTCCAAGATATATTACAAGCTGGGATGTTCAACTTATTGCTGAACTAAATACTGTAAAAATAATTTGGAAAACTAATGAAAGCTGTCGAAATATAAAGTTTGGAATTGATGAAAGCAAAATGAACGAAAAAAATGTAGTTTCAGCAGGAGGAACGGAAGTTATATCTAATTTATCGCCTAATACTGAATATACAGTATATATAAACTTCGAAAGAAATGATAGTAAATTATATTTACCTAAAAATCAAACCTATAAAATAAAGACAAAGGATTATGCAAAAATAACCGATGCAAAAAATTTCATACATGGAGATGGTACATCAATTCAAATTACAAATCCAGCTTCATTATCTTTAAATTTGGAAATGAAAATAGGCAGTAATTCTATTTTGACTAAGACAAATGTGGTAACAGGAACGAACTCAATTTCTTTTTCAGATACTGAGTTAGATAAAATTTATAAATTATATGGTAACAGTAGTACATTAACTGTTACCTTTATTGTATCTGGCGGTGGATATACAAATTCGAAAACATGTACGATTACATTAAAAGGCAATCAAAAGACATCAAGAAATAATGTAAACGGAAGTTGGAAACGTGCAAAATGTTGGATAAACATAAATGACGTTTGGAAGCGTGCTGTTACATGGCAAAATATAAACGGAACTTGGAGGAGGTGCATATAATGGCTGAATATACAACACATTATAATCTAAAAAAACCTGCTAAAAATGAAAATTACAATATAGATGTTGCAAATCAGAACAACGATATTATAGATGAAAAATTATATGGTAAAGTAGATAAAAAAGCAGGTAAAGATTTATCAACAAATGACTTTACAAATGAGTATAAAAAGAAATTAGATACTTTAAAAAATTATGATGATGCAGAGGTAATAAAACAAATAACGAGTTTTAATGAGAGAGCTGGTAAGGTCGAAGAAGCAAACACTGAAATAAGTAAGAATGTAGAAGCGTTAAAAACGGATAACAAGACCAATAAAACAGCAATATCAGAATTGAAAGAAACAACAGCTCAAAATAGTGAAACTATAACAGCAATACAAGAAGAACAAACAACACAGAATGAAAATATAGAGAAAAATGCAGAGGGTATAGCACAGAATAAAAAAGATGTTGATGAAGAGTTGACTAAAATAAAAAAAGAAAATAGTTTGCTGAAATCTCAAATACCAACTGGAACAGCAAGTGGTAATAACATACATCTTGAAGATAGCTCTAATATGCCATTTGAGTGGAGGATAAATGGAGGAAGTAGACAAGAAACTAGAAGTGGAAAGAATGTAATTAATGTGAAAACAACAGTTCTTTCAACTTATAGTTCGATAGGAAAAGATGATTGGATAACAATCGAAAGAACTAATACTGCTGAAACAGAAGATGCTTTCTGCAATTTTTTTACAAAATTGACTAAAGAGTTAAAAACAGATACAACCTATACAATAATATGCGAAATAAAATCTGTAACAACAACTTCTGGCGGATATTTAAGTATTACAAATGATTCAACAAGTTTTGCTTTTGGTGCAACTACACCATCTAAACCTCTTACCGAATTAAAAGCTGGAGATATTATTATTAATAAATTAAAAACTAAAAGTGATTTTACAGATGTAACTAATTTATTAAGAACCTTTGTTGCCGTAAAGCCCCAGTCTTCAGTAAAAATAGTTTTTAGATTATCTGTTATCGAAGGCGATATAACAGATAATTCATTTGAGTATGAATCTTATGGGGTATCTCCATCACTAGACTTTCAAAGTGAAATAAAAAATGTTGGAGATAATATTAATTTATTAAATAAAGATACAGTTGATGCCTCGAATAACTTGAGAGGAAATGCACTAGATACCGGTAGAAGATTAATTGCAAATAAAGATGGGAATTATACTTACGGAGCTTTTAAACTCGGAGGAAGAGAGTTGTTAGGAAAAACATTAGGGATTCACGCTGATATAGAAACTACAGGTGGAAACCCTAGAATATCAATATTCGCAGGAAATTCATCTTCTCTTACAAAGAGTCTACTACAAGTTGTGCTTTCAGCTTCTGGCACTGGATATATCACAATTCCATCAAATTTAAACAGTGAATTAGATACTATTTCTGCTATATTGTATGTAACAACAGATGCGAGAGTAGTCGCAGGTACTTATGTTGATTACACTAATTTGAAGGTACAAGTTGGAAGTGAGAAAGTCGTTTACTCAGCTTACAATTGTGGCAGTTTAGGAGTAACAATAAGTAACAAGAATTTATATAAAATAGAAAAAGTTATAAATGATACTAATTACTCGAAAATTATATATAAAGATGAAAATGGAAACGTAAGTTTTGCAACAGACGGAATACCTTTAATTATTGCACCAACAAAAATTAAAGAAAAAACTGAATATACATATATTTTAAAATGCAAATCAAATGTTAGTACAGAGAATAACATAAATTTTACGGGAATTTATGAAGATGGAACAAGCGAATTGCTATCTGCAAACAAAAAGAAAGATACAAATGAATTTATAGTAAAATTTAAAACGAATAAGGAAAAAACTTTAGCATATGTGACCCAGCAATATACTGATAGTTCAAGAACTACAATAATAACAGAAGGAACAATGATACTAGAAGGAGATTATTTAAACTTAGAGGAATTGTATGAAATTCATCAAGAACAAGAAATATTATTCCCACTTGCAGAAGGACAAAAACTAAGAAGTTTGCCAAATGGGGTAAAGGATTACTTGGCTGAAGATGGCATACATAAAAATGTTGGAATTATAATTTTAAATGGTAGTGGTGGTACAAATGAGAGCTATTTTAAGGCATTAGATAACAAATTTGCGTTAGGTATAAACACTGAAAAAGGATTACTTTTAAAAAATTTAAAAACAGATAATTTGAAAATTGGTGTTTTATCTGATAAATTTTTAGGAGTACCTTGGAACATCATGAAAGATACAATAGAGGGGTGGCAAATTGCCCTAAGACAAGATGGAAGTTATACTTATTTGAGATTATTAACTACTGGAATCGAAGACACTAAAGCTTTAGAAGCTTTTTTACAAAATAATAATGCAATAGTAGAATATCCATTGGCAGAAGAAGAAATAATTCCATATACTCCAAAGCAACAAAAAGTAATTGACACAGCATTACATACATATAAAAACATAACAAATATAAGTGTGGACAACGAATTAGCGACTTTAGATATAACCTACAAGAAAGATATTGAAACAATATTAAATAATAAAGATAAAGAAATTAACGAAAGATTAAGCAATATAGAGAACTTGCTAAATACAACAGAGACAAGTGCTTTATTGCTAGATAATTTAGAAAATGATTTAGAGAAAGAGGTGTAATTATGAGAATATCAGATTTATTATTAAAATTAATTGAAAAGAAATATTATGCAGAGAAAGAGCAAATTGAGAACAAGCTAAATATATTCTATGCAATGAATAAGATTAGTGATGAAGAATATAGCTCATTAGTGCTAAAAGTAGAAGAAGTTTATGTAGAAGCAATAGAGAATACAGAAGAAACTGACAACATAATAGAGGAGACAACAGCAAGCACAGAAGAAAAAGCGGAGGAATAATCTATGGAAAAGTCAGATATAATCAAGCTTCAAGAGGTTGAGGACAGAAGCAAGTCTAATACAAAAAGATTAGACGAACATGATGACAAATTTAAAGACATAAATAACAAACTTGAAGATATTCACGAACTTACATATTCTATCAAAGAAATTGCGACAGAAGTAAAATTAATGCGAGAAGATGTAAATAAGCTTGATACCAGAGTTGGCAACATAGAGAATGAGCCGGCACAAAGTTATAAAGAAGTTAAAAAAGCTATAAGAGACAAAATAATCTTATCCGTAATTGGTGCGATTGTTGGTGCTGTTATAGCTTTAATTATTAAATAAGAGGGAGAAAAATATTATGGAAAAATTAAAGAAGATAGCCAAATATGCTACAAATATTTTAGCAATAGTTAGTGCATTAGTTGCAGGAATTAATGCTGTAGATGGTATAACAATACCATATGCAATACAAATAGTTCAAATAATAGCTGTTATTCAAGGTGTTATTGGTACATATTTGCTAGGTCAAAAAGTTGTTACAAATAAGGAGGATAAATAGATGGAAATAATTGAAACTAACTTACAATTCAAAAATATGAACACAAGAACATCTACAGAAAGAATAATTCTACATCATGCAGACGCAAAGAACTGTTCTGCCGAGGACATTCATAGATGGCACTTAAATAATGGCTGGAGCGGTGCTGGATACCACTTTTTAGTAAGAAAAGATGGTAAAGTATATAGACTTCGTCCAGAAGATAAAGTGGGAGCACACGCATATGGAGCAAATTATAATTCATTAGGAATTTGCTTCGAAGGAGACTATATGCAAGAAGATATGCCAGAAGCTCAAAAACAAGCTGGAAAGGAATTAGTTGTATACTTAAAGAATAAGTACAAGATATCAACAGTGCAAAAACATAAAGATGTATGTGCAACAAGTTGCCCAGGAGATAAGTTCCCATTCGACGAGATTGTAAATTCTGAGACAAACAATAAAGTTATACCTCAACCACAAGAAAACGTTCAAAAAGGCAACGTCGCAGAAATACAATCTACTCTAAATGATAGATACGGACTAAATATTGCTGTAGATAATATCTATGGAAACGAGACAAAGAAAGCACTTGTAAAAGGGCTACAAACAGAATTAAACAAACAATATAGAAGAGGCTTGGCGGTTGATGGAATATTTGGAACTAACACCTACAATGCTTGCATAAATGTTCGCAAAGGAGCAGAAGGAAATATCACATATTTAATTCAAGCAATGTTAGTATGTCATTCATTCGACATAGATGCAGATGGAATATTCGGAAATGCAACAGAAAATGCAGTAAGAGAATTTCAAAAAAGAAATGGTTTATCTCAAGATGGAATAGTTGGAAAAGATACTTTTAATAAATTATTCAAGTAAAATTTGGTAGGAGCAATCCTACCTCTTTTTTTATGCCTAAAATGGCTATTTTTAGGTCATAAAAGTATATGCCTTAAAAATGAAAACGTCTTAAAATTGATTCTCGTGAGTCGATTTTTTGGCTATTTTGAGGGAAAAATCGAAATTTAGCAGTTTAAAAGAATTAAACAAAAAGTGTTGACTTTTTTTATATTAATGATAGAATAATTGTAAACAAAAGAAATATTTGCACTTATGTCAACTTTGTGGTATAATATACTAATGAAGTGGAATATTATAAAAAGGAGGGATTGATATGAAAACAACAAATATGATGGAACTAAAAAAACAAGCAAGAAAACTAATTGTAATTAGCAAACAAAAGGAACTTATAAAACCACATACAGAAGCTTTCAAAGATTTCCCTGTAAGCGAGGAAGTAAACAAGGGAAGAATGGTACAAGATAAGCAATAATTTGACAATAAAAGGAGTAATTAAATGAAATACGAAATTGGAGATATTGTATGGGTTGCAGAATTTGAAGATACTAACAAAAAAGAGATTGATCATCATTTCTTTGTTGTTGTTGATGATGATGGACAAATAGTTCCAGCAGATTACTTTGGATTTGTAGTATCATCAAATATAAAGAAAAGTAAAGAAAATTCAAAATTTAAGTATAATGAGATGTTAATGCAAAGTCAAGAAAACAAGCTAGATGTTGATAGTATAGTAAAATGTGATCAACTTTTCCAAATACCTAAAAAAGCGATAAGTTTTAAATTGGGAAGTGTTGATGTAGAAGACATGCTTAGATTCTTGAAAGCATATGAAGAATTTTTAAATAGTGATAAAAACTAGCAATAGTTTTCTCATAGATTAATTAAAGATTTTGTTGGAGTTCGAGTAGAGAACTTCAATTTTTTTTATTTCACATATTTCGACAGATTTTGCATAGTATATTTGCTATAATAGAATTAGGAGGGACAAGCTATGGAAGAAGTAAAAAAGCTTGAACTAATGATAAAAAATGATAGTAAATACAATGATATAATAGAGCAAAGCATGCAAATAGATAAATACATAGAAAAGAAAATTGAGGAAGCACTATAGCTTCCTCATATCTATGTTTATTAATAGATCTATTATTTGACTAACTTCAAGGGCTTCTTTTGAATTGATTCCGTACTTATCAATTCTACGATACATCTTTTGTTTTAATGAGTTTATATCAAAAGTAGTGTAAAATAAATCTTTAACATTAACGTTCAAATAATCTGCAATATTAACCAAAACTTCCAAAGAAACGTTCATTTTTTTATTATTTTCTAATTCCGATAAATAAGAACGAGAAATTTTAACATCTTTTGCTAATCTATATGCAGTTATATTTTTACTTTCTCTAATTTGCTTAATTCTAAATACAATCATAAATACCTCTAAAAATAGTATTCCTTAATTGTACAATGAATATGCAAAAAACGCTATATGTCGCTGTCAGCGAACGCTTTTGTCGAACGATTTTTCTTGACTTTGTCGAAATTTAATATATAATTTAATCATAAAAAAGAAACGCGTTTCTCCAAGAAAAAGGAGAAGAACAAATGGAAAAAATAATTGTAATAGATGAGAGGACATATCAAGAATTTAAACGTAAAATTGAGAAAAAGAATGATTATTGGAATCTAGGAGAAATAGAAAAAATGATACAATATGCAAATAATATAAATCAAAATATTGACTTTTTTATAAACT